CTCCTTCGGAGGATTCTTCTGCATGTCTTGAAGCGCCATGACCTGTACCGCATCCCAGTCATATGATTGAGATGATACACGTTCAATAGGCTTATCGAGGTGATTCAATGACATTTTCTGCTCGAGACGTTGGCATGTAGCCAGTAATTCAAGCAAATGAGCTTCAATCTGTTGCTGCTCTGAATGGATATTATCAAGATTCACCTGGATCTCATCACAATTGGAATCAATCCAATTTATACCAAGCCATTCCCTGACCTTACCCTTGATGTCCATATTCCGATTCTAACTCCAATACGGTAAAGGTTCACTTCTTTTCTTTCGCTTCTCCGTCTCGGCTAGCCGGGCGAAGTGCAAGGCCATCGGATCTTGTATCTGCGCCTGCTCCTCTGCAACACGCTCATCACGCGTCTGGGGCCACGGATCGGCACTGAATGTCATAGCTAGCGTATCCGCTATGTCAGGACTCGACAGGCCGCGCGACTTCATGTCGTCCTTCCGCTCGAGCTGAATCTGATTCTTTGAGCTGAAGAAGTACTCAGGTGCCGAGAGATCTGTATCAATCTCAGGATCATCTGGGATATCACCAGTCTTCAGCCATTCCCGCATCTTGCCCCATACTTCAGCGCGCCGGTTGAAGTAGGCAAACGCATCACCTGGCGAGTTCCCACCATGAAACTCTTCGACTTGTGATGGCACATTCTTCTTCAGCCAATCAGCCATCTGATGCTTCACATTGTCGACGACACCACCGCCGACGCCGTCACCATCGATCACAGTAAGCCGAGGAGAATGCTCTCTCATATATGCACAGACGCGATATCCAACCTGAACCGTGTCAAGACCACGCATCTTCTCGAGGATAGTGAACTTCTTTCCTTGGCGCAGTCCTATCACGGTCATATCGTCACCAAACCGCGCAACATCAACAGATAGGATCTTCCACTCACGTCGATACTCTGACTCGTCTACCTGCCTCATTCGGGCTTCGCGAACAACCTCACCTGATATGAACTGCGTTGAGCCAGCACGCGGGAACTCGCCACGAATGCGAACACGACAGAAGTCAGAGTCTTCTCCATAATCAGCAATCCATTTGTCGAGCAACTCTTTCTGCGTACCTTCAACTGTCCTCGAATCAATCTGATGCGTAATCCAACGATGCTTATATCGTCCAAAGCACTCACGAAAGCGTCCGGTGTTGCGCGTAGGATTACCGAACGCAAGCCAGATGATCTCTGTTCCTTCATCGGTCAATGCGCCTTCAGTCACTTCCCAGATCTTATCCGCAATCGCTGATGCTTCATCGTAGATCACAACGATGCGCTTGCCTTGATTGTGCAGACCGGCGAATGCTTCTGGATTGTTCTCGCTCCACGGTATTGCGTCAGCACGCCACAATCGTTCATGCGCCTTCTCTTTCACAGAGATAGACGTTGCTGTGATGTTCCACCAATGTGAGTTGATTGCGAGCCTAAACCACTTCGATACTTCAGGCCAAGTCTTTGTACGAAGCTGCGTATCTGTGTTCGCAGTCAATACAACACGGCAATCCTCACACGTTGACATTGCCCAATTGATCACTTGACCAATGAGGGCGCTCTTGCCGATACCGTGACCGGAAGCAACGCCTATCTGTAATGGAGTGAAGCGTTTCGGTCCAGATAGATGCTTGCCAATTGTGTTGAGAACATCAGCTTGCCATGCTCGGCTGCCATTCGATGAGGAGAGTTCGCCATCCTCAAGCCAGGGAAACGCGTAACGACAGAACGCTAATGGATTCGCAGAGAATGAAGCGATATCGTCGATAAGCGCTTCTTCTTGAGTCATTTGCGATTGCGCGCTTTCGAGATGCGGTCAGCCAATGCTACTTCACCAGTATGCTCAATCGTTTGCTTGTCTCCATATTTTTCTTTCATCTGTCCCTTGAGGAGGAAGATCAAGAGTGTATCACTGTATTTTCTGATACTTCCAGCAATTGCACCTTGATGAAAGACTGGCTCGTCCCAACCTTCACGAGCGCGACGAATTGCTTCATCTTCGAGTAGTTCCGTACCAGCAGCAAGATATTTCTTCCATTGTGTTGCGAAATCAGGTTCATCTGATTTCCACATATACATAGCATTGCGTGAAACATCAGCGATTCTGCACGCTTCGGTCACGTTTCCGCATGATGCTAAAGCAGTTAGAAAATCGGCCTTTTTTTCAGGAGTCCTAATACTTTCCATCAGTTTATTAGTTCCTCGATCGATAAGCCTTCTTCTTTCAGTAACTTATAGAAAACCTGAGCAACAAACTTCACTCCGTACTTCTCAACTCCTGATTCTAACCAATCCATACTCTTATGTCTACGACAAGATGGAACTAAGCAATCTCTATAGTATTCATAAATCAGAGCGTATTTCTCATTGGATTTATAAAAATGTCTTAGGTTGGATTCGAAGCTGCGATATGTTCTCTTCACTGCGGGATATCTTATCGGAGCTTGGCGGCAAGATGGAGGGATTGCCTCACCTCCATCTGATCCATTTACAAGATCACATCCAAGCGCACGCATTTTGAAAATCCATTGTCGTTCTACCATATTCCAATCGTTTGTCCATTCCACGATCTCCATATGGATTGATCGGCCTTCTTCTAACATCTTGCCGACCCAGGCTTTTCTATGTGTCTTGAATCCAAATTTATATTCTCTGAGATGGCGCTTCAATCTATCGTCAGGATCTTTTGCATATCCGACATATCTCACGCTACCTAAATCATCTTTCAGTAAGTATATTGCTTTGAGCAACTTGTCTTTATTTGTATTTGTAGACACTTCACTTTTTATAATTCTTGTCTTGGGCGCTATGCTTGGGGAAGTGAACCCCAGTCTCCCTGGTCCTATTACCGTGTTTTCACTGGTCGCTCGGTATACCTTGCGGGACGGGTCATCAAGTGGCAACGATTCACGCTGAGAATCAGCATAACACTTTGTAGGCATAACTCTATTCTAATAGAAAAGCCCCCATTTTCTAAGGGCTTTGATGTGCGGAAAATATCCACATGCTGTGTTTGGATGCAGGTTGGAGAAAAAGGATTACTTCTTATCTTCATCCTTCACAATCAGCCAATCTCCACGCTTTACAACGACTTCGCCTTCGAAGTTGAGTTGATTCTCTTCTATCAGCTTTATTTTCACAGTCCCAACTTTTCCGCCATTACGATAGACATCCAATTTTTGTCCAACATACATAAACTCCGGATCGAACTTCTTCTTAGTCATTTGATTCTCCAAGCTTTCCTGGATATTTAGAATGAGACAGACCAGTCATCATTGGAGAATTTATCTTCACATTATGAGTGATATTGGACATTGGACCGTATATGCTTCCTTTGCCAACAAATCGGCCTTTAGTGTCCCTCTTTTGCTTTGAACTAATATTACCGATAAAGAAGAAGCCCAATAGCCATATAGCTCCACAAGTTAAACCGAACCAGAAAAATATCTCAAATATCATCATTTCCCTCCGAATATCGCTACGCAGATTCCAACGTTGAGAATGCACGCCGACCATGTAATCAGCAGGATCAGCAACCCTTCTTTGACTTTAGGCCCCATTAGGCGCCTTCCTTCTCTATGCCTTCTAGATATTTATCAGAGATTTCTTCCCAAGTTGGAGCACGAACCAAAGGAGGAGGTTTTTCTAATAGAGGTTTGACGTTATGAACATCTTGGGAATGCCTTACTATCAAACTCCTCACTGATATTTCAACAGTTGGGCACGACAATGGAGCCTTCTTTATCAGATAGATAGAAGCTTTACAGTAAGGAACATCTTCTAGGACAAAGATATAGAAATCGACTTCGAGTTCATTCACTTTCCCGTGTCTATGAATGTTGAAATTCCACTTCCCATTAGGTTTCATTGGGGCCATCTTTACTTCACATCTCCAGCCATTTACCAGAAGATCGTAAGGACTCGTATACCCCATCATGGTTACCTCTAGTCCCTGAGTCTTTAGCCAACTGCAAACGTATGTTTCAGCCCTTTTCCCTTTTTCAGTATTTGTCATATTTCCCCTGATTCAGAGACTACCAGAAATATTTATTATTGCAATAGATATTTTTCTTGACACAATAAAATATGTAGCGCATAGTTATCGTGTTGGTGAATGGAGCTGCACAAATGATCACCGCAATCCTACTAACCGCATTTATGTCCCAAGACAAGATCGTATGGAACATCTACGACGAAGGTCATGGCGAGACGAATGCAGTCTGCCAGTACATGCCCAGTACGGAAGATGTTGTCTGCTATGCAAACCGGAACTTGGCGGACTCTGAGTATTCTGAAGTATTCCAGTATGCACTATCTCAATATGAAATGAGATCGATATGATCCAGTCACCTATTGACGATCTTAAAGAATCCATAGAGTTGGGCTATGCGGGACTTGCCTACTGGAAAGCGTTTTATCTCGCTCGGATGACATTCAACGAACATCCAGAATTGAGAGAAATATGAAGATCACGACGAATTACGATCCTAAGCCCATCCCAGATCGTCGTTTTGATTGGTGCGCTTACGATTACACCAATTATGATCTCGGTTCTCCTACCGGGTATGGATCCACCGAACAAGAGGCAATAGACGATCTCAAAGAAGAGATCGAATGGAGGAAGTCATGATCAGCACTTCTGATGCAATTCTGCTTGGTTCTTCAATGTACCCAGCTAATGATGGGGCATCTTGGGTGAGCAAGGACGGTTCCTGTGGATGTGCCCTTGGACGGGCCTACTTGGCCGCTGGAGGCGTCGTACCAACCGACAGGACAGTATGTGCTGCCGACATATGCGACATCTGGCCATGGCTGAAAGCTGAAGATGTCATGAACGAGATCTCAGAGATGTTTTGCGGGGTTGTAGGTGGTCACCTCACGATGGATGAACTTGTTGACTTCGTTGCGTCACGCGAACCTGCAGCATTGGAAGCAACGATTGAATCACCATGGCAGAGAATGGTGAGAGGAGCATAGCCATGAAAGAAATAACTTTACTCCAAATTTACTTTCACATCATGAAAGACGTGAAGAAAGATCTTCCCTTTGTTTCCGCAATAAACAGGCTTGTATTTGCAATACAGATGGTTCAGGAACAGGATGCGTTAATTCTATGACAATCTCAATGCTGAAAACTCACATCACTATTGCATTCCATTCCCTGCCAAAAGGTTCTTACCTCCGCTTGGATACACCTTATGAGATAGATCGTCTTGATAAGCGTGATATCTATCTCCACAACGTTTTGACTGGTGAGCCGATCTGCCAGTCAGTTTGCAGTCTCCGTAATACACACTTCCATCTGTCATAAGGAGTTATATGAGAAAGATTCGATTCTGGATAAAGATAGAAGACAAGGAATTTGAAGAAATTGTCGAGCTTCCTAATTGGATAGAACTGAAACAGTTAGACTTCTTATTCGATAACTGGAAGCAAGTAAAGATAAAGGGAAATTGGGATTATTTATGATTGATGTGCTCGTATCGTTCATGTCTCTAATCGGAATAGCTCTAATTGCGCTCCTGGTGGCCTGCGTGGGCTCCATAGTCGTAATCGTGATCCTTTCCCTGTTCGACCACTCAGATGACTCCCATGAGTCCATCTATACCGAAACAAAGTAATTCTGGAGGTTCTAAATGGCACGCAAACCACTTTGCCTTGAAACTGGCGGTCTAGTAGCAGAGAAACTTCGTTCGATCCATTTCCGGATGCTGGGCAAGCCCGGATGTCACATCGTTCGAGATCTAAGAGCAGAAGTTCTGGACGAAGCGGGTATGTCAGAGGCTGCTGAAACAGTTCGCAACATGGAGGCATGATGGTAAATCTTAAATTTGAAATAATTATTAGAACAGAAGGTACAGGTATTGGCGGAGAAGAAGAATGGAAGAAAATGATAAAAGATGTATTGAATGAAGCTCTTGTTTTTAGCCATTGCGATGAAGTCAAATTCATAGACTTGAAGGAGATTACTAAATGATCAAGTTTATGATTCGCTTCGGCCTTGGTTTCACGGGTCATTACTACGACATCGCACGTGACAACGTCCCGTTGATCTTCATAGCCTGCATAGTCCTAATCCTCTTCATCGGTGCGGCCGCAATCGGCCTTGCATCGGCGGGAACAGCCGAAGCTATACAGCATGTGAGCAGGTATTAGATGGACATCGAGACAGTAATAGCAATCGCCAAGACGTTGCATTCTGACTTAAGCGCAGTTGCTTATTTTGTTGGCTACGATAATCCTTACTCCATTGCATACGGTCGTCCTGAAACTGCAATTTATGAAGGTAGTTCATGGGAAAGCTGCTTGAAAGATGCAGGCTGGAAAGGGTGAGACGAAAATGATGCTCCTAGCAATCGGATTCTTGGCTGGATGTGTATATAGCGGAATAATGTCTATTCTTCTGGAGATACGAAAATGACCTGTAAATGTGGACATACATCCTCTATTCACTATGCAGAAGAATATATACGACCCGAATCATTTGCCTGTAGTGGTTGGGGTGATGGATGCAGATGTCTAAAATTTGAGCCACAATCGGAATTGGATAAAGCACGAACAAAACTAACCGACGCGAAGTGCAAGGAATGAATATCACCGGCCTGTGTAAGAACTGCCAACGGTTAGGACAGAAGGATATCTACCACTCTCTCGTTTTCGGAAAGGACATGTGGGTTCACATCAGTTCTGGAATCTCTGCTTGCTCCTGGCCTGGCGCTCCTGAATATATGCAGACTACTAGCTTCGAGCCAGCACCTACTGAATTGTTCAATCCGATTGACGGATCTTTTACCAAATGGGTTGGGAATTGAGGATACATGAAACCGAAGATAACTTATAAGTGTGGTTATGATCAATTACGCCAAGATGGAACCACCTTGTTCACTGCATATGCCTGGAAGTCTACCCATAACTACGTGGACGATATATATCTCTATATCGTAACTGGTATACAATCAATCTAGCTTATCCACCAAGATTGTGGATGTAGATACAAGCCCCTCGATGTTTGAGGGGTTTAGCCATGTTAGTCAATCCCTCTAAGGTATGTAGTGAATGCAATAGCCTGTGCCGCATCTTCCTTCGTGATGAAATAGCCGATATGGACAAGCTTCTTGTCGCATTGATATCGTGCTCTCCACTTGCGGAAACCTTTTCTCTTGTTCACGCCGTTGAACCCGCTCTTATTGCTAGGGAACATCTTGTGATTCGATGCCCGCGTTGGAGCCATAGCCATGCGTAGGGCCGTCGGTGACAAGATGTACTGGTGTTGGGCCCTATAAACCATTCCGATGCCACAGAGGTACTCTAGCATCCATTTCAGGCTATCCTTGTCTTCGACGAACTGGAGCCACTTCTTCAGGTGAATGCGACGATCTCCCGACATGATGAGCATAACCAGAAGTTTTGCGCTGCTCATGGCTTTGGTGCCAATAGATTCCGAGCTGCCTTCATGAACGTCAAGATCACATCCCATTGCGCTCTAGCATCATCATCTGTTGCATTTTGCCAAAACTTCTCGATGATCTTGATGCTGTATTCCATTGCTTGATAGTCATTCATCGTGACTCCTTCGCAAACTCACTCCATGCTTTGTTGGTTTTTACTGCATCCCACATCGGTTCGTATTCTCTGCAATATCGGCAGAAATCACGGTAATACATCCCGTTAGCTTTGTTTCCGAATTCATCGGTATGACCCATTGGCGTCATGATCTAGCCTCCGTAACGAAATATCCATCTGGAATCTTCTGGCTAGCATCCTTCACGACTATGATCAATGGATTCTGCTTCGGAAGTGCGGTGCGTCTAACTTCCTGCAATTCTTTCAATTGTCGCTTTGTCATTGATTTCCTCCATTAAGCTAATCGTTTGGTCGATGCAATCTTGCGCATATGATTCCCGCCAATTATTCAGGCTCAAGCAAAGGTTCTCTGCGTCATCCCCATCGCTTCTTGTGAATGTTCTAATAACTAAGGGGACTGTCGTATCTGTATCATTTTCAATACATACGATCTTTCCCCATTCTCCCTTTCGCACATACGCTTTACCCTGTAACTTCATCAGATTTCTCCTTAACTTTGTAGACTTTCCCGAATATCTCCGGCTTATATTCAAATAGAGCCGTAGGTCGTATCATCGCGTTTACGATATCGATAATCTTTTGCCTTCCTGGCTCCTTGCTTCCTCCTTTTGAAATCGTCGGGCCGTGGTGCTATTGTCTACGATCTAGCAGTAATATCTGCGAGACGGTATCTTCATGTGATTGCACATACTTCATATAGCGTGTTGGCAATGTAGCACCATTTTTCCACACTACAGAAAGCTTCTTTATGTCTGGATCTTCTATTTCGCTCTCAAGCTTGAAAGTATAGTCAGCCCAGCCGAAGATACTTGAAGCTCCTCGTGATTCACCTTGAGCGTTGGAATGGTGGATTACGCAAATCTGTGCTCCAGACTTCTCTCTAAGCTCGTCGAACTTACGAGTAATCAGTCCCATATCGTCATTAGAGTTTTCTTTACCATTGTGAATCTTGTTCAGAACATCAATGATGCAGTACTCCAATCCTTCTGCCTTGATCCATGCCGCCATTTCATCTAAATGCTGTTGATTGTCAATCATGAAGCTAGATGTTTGAGCGTCCGTGTTCACCTTTATGTAGTCCTTTAGATCGTGAATACGGAATCCTCTTCCTCTAGCTAATGCATCAAGTCGTTCATAGACTAGTTCTGGTCCATCTTCTCGACTTATAACTCCTACTTTCACACGTCTTCCCTTTGATGGAATAGAAAGAACTCTCGTATTGGTTGCCAATGCTACTGCTATATCCAGGAAAAATAGACTCTTACCAGTCTTAGGCTTAGCAACTACGAGACCTTTTGATTTTTCGGCAATTAGCTTATGAACAAACCATTTCTTCTCAGTAGTTTCACCAGACATCAATTCGTGTGGGGATACCATAACAGGTTTTGGTGTGAGTATCTCATCTCCAAATACTGATTCTTTTGGCTTCTTTTCTTCATATAGACCACACTCAGGCCATAGAGCCATAAAGTCTTCGAAAGAATGATCCTTCAGGTAATCGGATATATCTTGCTTCTCTGATACTGGAAGCTCAAGCTTATAGAGCCTGTGCGCGAATCTAACTACATCTTCGCAAAAGCTTTGATCATGGATCCTTCCCGGGCCGTCATTATCACCTAGTTTGATTACCGTCTTTCCTGTGAAATACCGACCATATTCATATTTCTGCTGCCATGCCAATGCGCCCCCAAGATTTGTAGTAACTGCAATATGATCAAGAAAGTGATTCATAAAGCGAAGTCCTTTTCCAGTCTTTTGGCGAAGCTTGATGATGTACTGTGATATTGCTCTATTCAGATCATCAGCATTCTTCTCACCTTCGACCGCGAATACCACCATTGACTGTATTAGGTCGGGAAGATGATATGGAACGCGCCTTGCACCCCTGTAGCCCCAAATACGGCCATCAGCAATCGATTCTTCTGGATCAATCCCAACTATTGCAGGTCTATCAGGAAGTACTTCTTTGGGGTCTCCCTCATATCTCCATGCAGAATAGATTTCTATTCCGTCTTCATCTGTGTAAAGGTATCTCGCAGAAGCTCTTGATCTATCTCTTCCTTTTCCTGGGATTATTATTTCGGCTTTCGGATATTCCTTTTTGGTCAAAGTCTCGCCAAGTATATTCTCAATAGATGCAATAACTTGATCTACATTGTGTAACTTGCCTTCAGCCTTCAACATCCCCATTTCAAATGCATAGATATCATGCCCTTTGCATCCCTTCGTCCAGCAAATGAAGTGTCCATCATCTAGGTGAACTAGCAATGCATTGGGATTGTCTCCATCTGGGTGAAGAGGGCATATAGAGCGATACTCCATTCCCTTTGAATGATGGAGCTTATAGGGATCTAGGCGAATTTTGTAGTAGTGTTCTGTCTGTGCTTCCGTGAATCTCTTTTCCGGGGTGAATATCATGCTGCACCGCCTACAGTGAATAGATCCTTGTTTGGATCAGCAATTTGCCAATCCGTAGAGAATGTAATTTTGCGCTTGGGTCCATTATCGGGATAGATCGTCACATATCCACCAACAATGCTGCTGTTCATCATGGCCACAACATCCATTCCGTCGGAATAGCATTTCTTCGCAAGATCTAGGAATATCTTTTGGGCTCTGGGAGTCCAAGATGCTCTCGACTTAGGGAGCCCCTTGCGATGTTCATTCCATGTATCCCAAAGATCTTGAGAGAGGAATGAGGGCAGTTCCACGTCATCGACGTGTCTTCCATTACCTTCCATTACCTTCCCTTCCTTAACACCTCGCGTGCTCTTCGCGTTGTCTACGCGTGACTCACGCGTTACTGACACGTCAAGTTGTTCATTATCAATGGGGTTAGGTAAAGAGCTTTGAGGTTCCTTGTTATTGATGAACTGGTGACTCGTCCAGCTCTTTACCCAGCCGAATAACTCTCCATTACACTCGTATTTCACGAGAAAGCCACGCGATGCCAACGCGTCGAGAACGCGTGAAATGTCAAAAGTGTCGAATGGGAATACCTCAGCACGAATGGATCTTGGCTTCCATTTGAAACGTCCTTCTCGGTCACATACAGTCCAGAGCCCAGCGAATATCATACGTACAGGTGCTTTCAATTCTGTCTCCATGTCAAAGAGAAGTTCGTGCTTTAGTAGATCAGGTTTGAATGTCCGAATGCGCTGCATTAGTCATCCCCCATCTTCATCTTCCCTGAGCTGAAATCTTTATCTTCTTGGGTAAGAAGATTGCATTCTCGCTGTAAATGAAACGGGAGAGGCATACGTTCATGCTGCATTCTCATGCGCTGGATGGAAATACGGAATATCCAATCATCGAATCCAACAGAGATTATCCTCCAATCCTCATGCCAGATGTCATAAAGAGTTTTGTCTATATTGGTTTGGGAGTAATACAGAAGAGTGATATCGAATAGCTTTTTTACTTCAGCCAGCGATACGCGGTTGAAAATTCGACGGTAATCGTCTTGATTAGCCTTACTAAGCATTCGGGATTCTATCTGGCTGAATAACGTGCTGGCTGATGCCACTCAGTCGCCGTCGCAACAACGGCATTTCTTTGTCTCTGGCGGCTCCGGGTTGCGTCCGGAACCACCGTTTGACCTTGGTGATCAAGCCAAGGGAGACCGAATCTCCTGGAGAGGAAACTCACTTGATACTATTACACAACAGATACCAACACAAGTGTTATGTATCGGACATAAGTTACGAAAGTACTATACCTCAGTGATAGTTATCTCATGAACCCACTTCATGAGTTTGCGTTTGATAATGTATTCAGGAGTCTTCATTCCCTTCACATCTTCCCAAACAGGCTTATTCAACTCCTCATCAAAGTATTCAAAGTCCAGAATGTAAGTACAGGCTCTTTCTCCATCCTGCTTGGGAATAAGTTTATAGGGAATCTGCCTCTTTAGCCCACTGATAGCCCCAATCTTCTCAAGCAACTCCAGCTCGGCCCCACGCTTCGCCTCGCGCTTGCTGTCGTACTTGATGCCGGATTCGGTGACTACTTTCTTGTTTGAGTACTTGCGGTAGCTAGGAATTGTCATTAGAAGATCCACCTAAATCCAAGATAGTTATTCAATGCTTCGCCAGGTTTACTTTGCATCGATGCGACGTTTATCAAGTGAATTGTCCACTCTCTCTTTATCTGCATAAGTCTCATCGCAGCGAATGTAGGCTGAACTTCAACGGATGTCCGAGAAAGAACGAAATTTCTGTATCCCTGATCGTCCGTGTTCGGATGAAAATATCCGTATGCTTCCTTTTCCCGTCCCATTTATTCCCTTCCTTCAGGCCAAATCTCATCGATTGGCTGCTCGGTTGCTTGCTTAGAACGAAATGTCGTCATCGCCTATCTCTGGATTAAAATCGCGTTGATTCAATTCGGAGATATAAATAACCTTTGCCTGATAGCGCGGAAACTCTTTGCTGTCGGGCTTCTGATAAGCCTGCTCAAACTCACCTTCGACGTGAACTTGCATATCTTTCTTCATCTTCGACAATGCGTCTCCAGCGGCTCCATAAGCGCTCAATGGAAGGATTTGATAGTACTTGTCACCTTGCACTTTTAACTTCGCACTAGCCCATGTTCCCGACTTACCAGTGCCGAATTTAGGTTCACCGTAGATAGTTCCTGTCAATTTCAGTATGTTTATGTCTTTCATCGTCTCTCCGGTAAAATTCCCGCTTCAATCTTTGATTGTGCGTTGAGTGCCAGACCGATCCATTCGTATCGATCCCAATCTTCATTATCGAAATCATGCTGAAAATAGCCTGTATCCTTGAAAACTGGATTGAGCTGCAAGATCTTCTTCTCTGCATCAACCATCCAGTTTGGAGCTATTTCTTGTAACTCATCATCCATATCCGAGGCCATGAGATAAGACTCTAACTGCATTCCCCAGGCTATTTTCTTCTCCTTCAATTTCATGCCATATAGGCGAGAGGTGCACTTGATATCAATAACTACAGGGATACGTCGTCCACATTGGATCATGAATCCACGCAGATCTGGTGTGGCTCCTACATAGACTCGTCCTCCCAGTACCTCATAAACAAGGCTCTGATCGATAGGGAAGATCGGTTCGAATCCAACATTATGCTTCCATCCTCGATATGCTTCAAACTGCAATCGTATCTCTGCTAAATCTCCCTCCATCTGATCGTAAATCCAGTCTAACGCTGCCTCTTCGTTGTGATCTCGCAGCATAGTTTCGTACCCTTTGATAGCCGTATCTACCTGCTGGCCCCGCCACCGTGCATTGTCCAATACTGCTTTAGGGATTCCATCGAAGTTGGATAGGCCAGCGAGTTGGATAACATCGGATGTCGATATAACTTGTCTTCCAAGGACGATATATTCGTGTGTATCTTCGAAGAATTCGTGCGAAATCAACATTTAGACTCCGTTAGCCCAATCTAGCCAAATATCAAATTGATCCGATGGGATGCGATCCGTACTCGGAATAGAAGATGCCTTCAAAGCTGCCACGATGTCAGTTTTGGTTTTTCCATTCTTGATGGATATCTCTATGAACTTCTTTCGTTCTGTTTCTGAGATATAGCCAAGAGATTCAGTTAGGGCCGCAGTTAGATTCTTAGGTGGAGGTGGTTGCGGATTGACGATCTGCATCCTCGGAGATTCTTCCTTCTCGCTCTCGGGATCACTCTCGTCAGGAATGAGGAACGTCATACGCATGATGTACTTCAGTGCTCCCGTCATGGCCTTATAAGGAGCCTTGTCACCTGAATCCATGCCCCAACCTACTGCACCGGCAGTAACCGACTCACCAGACTCCGAATCGATGAATAGGCAATCTACCTTGAGATGGCAGTAGTTCAGCATCGAACCACTATTGGAAGCCTTCTCCCAGTTACGGCAATCAGATACATCGTAAGTGAATGCTATTCCATTGTTTACGAGAGCAGTACGAACCTCGTTAGCCACATCGGCGGCGCGAACGTAATTGTACTTCTGGTTCTCGTTTCGGCCCTTCTTGGTGACAGCATCGATCTCTTTCATTGCTGCGGCCATCTTTGCTGCTATTTTTGCACTCATTTCTGTACCTCGTAAACCATCTTTAGCTTGAACTTCGGGAGTATTTTGCGTGACGGCAACTTGCCATCGCACAGGATGTTATAGGCATATTGCGTTGATACTTCAGCCTCTCTTGCTATAGAGTAGGCTCCTCCATATTTGGAGAGTAGATATGCTGGCAAATCGTCGGGATCGATATATTCGACCGTCATTTCTGCACCTCGTACATGATACGTATGTTGAGATCGTCCAAAACTGACTTCCTCGGATTAGTCTTGGCATACATTAGGTTGTAAGCACCCTGAGTCGTTATATTGGCCGCCTTGGCTAGATCAGCAGCCGAATATCTCTCTTTGAAGTACTCCGAAAGTTCGTGTAAAGTCATGTACCTTTTAGCCATGAATAGATCATGCCACAACAATCTAAATATTGCAACATTATTTTTCAAAATAAGTATTGACTTATTCTTCCACCTATTCTATTGTTGAGGAACTGGAGAGACATCATGGATATCAGTCTAACGCTAGCTTCCGCATCCTGCGACATTCAAATAGCCACCGGCCACGCC